ATGAAACGCTTTCTATCCGTCCTCCTGTTGCTATGCTGCCTGTGCGGCGTGGCGTCAGCCGAAGTCCGCACGCCGGGAACGAAGCCCCGTTTATCAATGAAAGTCATATCAGGATACCTTTCCAGAAAAATGTCCGGGAAAGCCCTTGTGGCAAGGGCATTTGATCCACCCTAGGATAAAAGAAAAGCACCAGCCTTTGTATCAAAAGCCGGTACTTAATATGGCTAATCCCACTGAGGTTGATACAATATGGGGAAATAGAAGCAGGTTTCGCGCTAATAATAGGGGGTAAACTGTACCATCGCTCCTTCAGCTTTTATTTTCCCGCCCCAGTAATTCAGGATGGACTAAATCCTTTGCCTTAGGTTCAAAGAGTTTATCAAACAATGCTTTATTGCGTTGCTTGGCATCTTTGAGCAGCTTGTCATATGAAATCACTTCAACATATGCACCATATGTCGGATTATAGCCAAAGTACCCCTCTTTATCCTGTGTTTGAGTTAACCCCCTACTCTCAGCAGACTCTTTAAGTGATGGTGTCAAATCACCAATGACGTAGCAGTAAAAGGCTACTCGACTGACGTCTCCAAAGTCACGACCATTTTTCTTTTTTATTTTCCCGTCTTTAATGTTGCGCACATATTTGAGCACCTGTAACACCGGGTCATTATCTGCATCGTCGCGTTGAGGACGTTTCAACTCCACAATGGTAATGGAGTTAATATTATCTGGGTCGGCAGTGTAGGATAGTGCAGCATCAAAAATTGCAATATCCATACGCTTGTCTGTACTGTTTTCAAGCACCGGAATAGAATTGATTTTCTTGTCCGAGGCAAGAAAATGATGATATGCAAGTCTATCATCAATTAGCCATAGATTCATAGCATCCAATTCTATTTCATCGGATGTCGTCTGCATTGGGCAAATAATGCTGTGAATGCGGGATTCTTTGCTATATTTGCCTTCGTCATCAACAGCTAAAGCGCTATCGAGCAATTCAATAACTGCTTTCCGCCGTGCTACGTACTCTGCCAAACTCGCCCGGCTTAAATCAGTAATGTTTTCGCAGTACTCATCAAAGAGCCTCTGAAAATCCGGATCTGACGTTGCATCATCCTTGACCTTTTTGTCAATGGCATTCTTTTTCTTCGCAGTGTCAAATTCCCATTGCTGTTGATGTTTATAGAGTTCCAAATCCAATTTATCATTGGGCAAACCAGCAGGGATTTTTCCGTATACCTCAGGATGCCTGTTCAAAAGCAGACGATATTGCGGGCATTTTGCTTGTACGAAATTGTCAATCTGGTTCCTTTTTTCGCGTGCAACCTTATCGAGATCATCTTTAAGATATGCACGGATGAACTCTACAGCAGCCTCAACTATATCCGATTCAGCAGCATCTCCGAAGAGAGCATTTTCTGTAAAATCAAAATCTGCTCTTTCTGTATTTACAGCCTCATCCAGATAATCGCCAGTCAAATATCCCACATAGTAGTATGCGTTATTATCGGATATAAGTTTTTTCTTCATATCCGGGATATAAGATGATAAGGCATACGATTTCACTTCACGATTATTTGCACAAAGGTGAAGCTCGTGTTTATCTACTCCGGCAGTCAAGAGCATATGGTATAGTGTGTATTGCTTTCCCTTTAGCTCCATCGGATCTCTATGGAGAGAATCCCTATATGTCGAGACGTAATAATCATTGAGGTTATAGACTTCACCGCAATTATCTTTCAAAGTTATTTGCGGACAATTTCCGGTGATAAAGTAAGGCAGGCAATGTTCGATTATCTTCTTCGCCAAACTTTCGAGAGAATTGGAAACCGCATCGCGATAAGCGTCTTTGAAGCAATTCAGCGTGACAATTGTTTCAGGAACAGTAACTTCTTCCTGAAGCGGTTTAACATTCTCTTCTGGATTTACGCCAGCAAAAGAAAAATCGAAGGCCCTGCGATACCACAGCGCATTTTCGAGGAAAGTACTTTTAACTGAAACGTCTTTGAAAGCCTTTAACCATAGAAATCTTCCAATACCTTTGCAACCCTTTTTCACTTTTAACTGCGAATATGCCTCCAAAAAAGAAGCATAATTTTCAGTGTTAAATCCATTCCCATTATCCGTAACGATGAAAGAATCAAAGTGTGCGGGTTCTTCAATAGTTTTTCCGTTTTCATCTGCTTTAAGCTGCACCGAATCGAGACGCTGTGCAACGATAGTAATTTGTTTATTTACTATATTACTGTCTTCGAGCGACTGAATAGAATTTATAACCGTTTCAAAAAGGGGCCATAGTGCCTTGGATTGAGATAATTTGATCTGTCCAACTTGACCGGCAACGTTTACAGTCATCAGCATTGTCAAGTTCAGCTCCTTCATTGACAGTTTAAGCCGCTTACGTTTCTCTTTCAACAATCTCATTATACTATTCCGAATCCTCCATTTCAACCTCGGTAAGGGGAAAACGTTGAATTTAATTGTCTTTCTCCAATATGTGGACAGAAAAGAGCCCACCTGCACACCCAGGTCTCACACCGAGGAATGCAGGCGGGCTGCTAATTTTCTCACACCGTTATCTCTATCCCATTTCGGAAAGCCACCTTCACGCTGCCGTCCAGATTGACCGTCATCCTGTCAATCGTCGCGTTCCAAAGTTCCGTCGAGAAAACTGTAACTGGCTGGTCAGTTGCCAATACAGCATCCCGGAAGGTTTCGATTTCCCTGCGCTGGCCTTTGCGCCGGGCACATTCCACGTCAATCTCCTTGGCCCGATCTGCTGCCTTGTGGAATCGCTCTGTCAGGCTGTTGTACTTTCTGTTATATTCTACTTGGTCGAGAGCGGCGCTGGCGTTCTGGCCCACGGCTTGCCGGATCAATTCGGATACGATGCCCATCTCGACCTGCAAGGATTCCTTTTCCGCATCCAGTTCCGCTGTATCGGTCAGCCGCTGGAGGATTGCCTGCATATCGTCAGCAATGAAATCCCGCTGTGCCAGCAGCAGGTTGAAGGCTGCCAGAAACTTCTGCTCAATCATCGGCTCGCTCAGGTGCGGCGTTTGGCATCCAGTTCCTTTGACGAACCGGGCGTTGCATTGCCAGACGGTGCGGCGGTATTTGTCGTTGGAGTGCCAGACCTTGCTGCCGTACACGCTTCCGCAGCAGCCGCAGTAAATTCTGCCGGAGAAGCAATGCTGGCTGTTGTGCTGGCGGCCCAGCTTCCTTCGCCGCTCCAATTCCAGCTGCACTTCTTCGTAAACCTCGTCGCTCACAATGGCCGGATGGCTGTTTTCGACGTAGTACTGTGGCACCTCGCCCTCGTTGACCTTCATCTTCTTGGTCAGGAAATCCGTGCAGAAGGTCTTTTGCAGCAGCGCGTCGCCCTTGTATTTTTCGTTGGTGAGGATGCTCAGAATGGTTCGGGGCTGCCATGTATTTCGACCGGATGGCGAAAGAACGCCCTCGCTCTCCAAAGTCAGCTTGATTTTGTAGGGAGTCATCCCATCCAAGAACAGGCGGTAAATGCGGCGAACCGTCTCCGCTTCCTCCGGCACAATTTCCGGTTCCCCGTTTTCACCCTTGCGATAGCCAAGAAACTGCTTGTAGGGCATGGACACCTTGCCGTCCGCAAAGCGCTTGCGCTGGCCCCACGTTACGTTTTCAGAAATGCTTCGGCTTTCCTCCTGTGCCAGCGAGGACATGATGGTCAGCAGCAGCTCGCCCTTGGAATCCAGCGTGTAGATGTTTTGCTCCTCAAAATATACTTCCACGCCGTGCTCCTTGAGCAGACGAATGGTGGTCAGACTGTCCACCGTATTGCGGGCAAAACGACTGACCGATTTCGTGATAATCAGGTCGATCTTCCCAGCAAGCGCGTCGGCAATCATGTCGTTGAAGCGCTCTCTGCGCTTGGTGCTGGTACCGGTGATACCCTTGTCCGCGTAGACCTGCACGAAACGCCAGTCCGGCTTGGCGCTGATGTAATCTGTATAATAGCTGACCTGCGCTTCATAGCTGGTTTTCTGCTCGTCGCTGTTGGTGGAAACGCGGGCATAGGCCGCTACACGGCGCTTTCGCTTTTCCGCAATCGGTGTAGCCGTAAAGCGGTTGAGCGTAGCCGGGAAAACGGTAATCCGTGGGCTTGCAGCGTAATTTTCACTCATGGTCATATCTCCTTCTGGCGTGGGCAGCGGCCTGCATCCGCATATCATCCGTCCAGCTGTCGCGGCGGGAATGATCCTGCCATACGACTTCCTGCTCCTGTCCGTTGCGGAAAATGTAGCGCAGACCGTTCGGGCCGGTCACATGAATGTGCTCGATGGCGGCGGCAAAGGCTTCCTCATCGAATTCTTCAAGGCCCAATACATTGGCGGTCGTTTGCAGCAGGATGTTTTCTGGGATTTGCTTGCTGGCGCAATACTTTTTCCCCTTCATGTTATAGGTGGTGCATATCCACACCGGCTTGAAATAGGGCGTTCCCGCCGAGGCGATTTTGCGGCGGTAATAGCTGCCGCACTGGTCGCAGCGGAGAATACCGCTGAAGGGGTAACGCCCCGACGCATCCCGATTGGGATGATAATGCGCGATGCGAATTACGGTCAAATGCTGCACCGCGTCAAAGGTTTCCCGGTCAATAATCGGCTCATGGGCATCATGTACCAGATACTGCGGCAGCTCGCCACGGTTGGGCAGCTGCTTCTTTTGCAGGTGGTCAGCAACGAAGGTTTTCTGCAATCGCAGGTCGCCCACATAGCACTCGTTTTTCAGCATGGCCGTGATGACGCTGGGCCACCACTGGTCGCTGTTCATCGGCGGAATATGCGCCTCGTTCAGCTTTTTGCTGATCAGCTCCCGGCCCATACCGTCCAGATAGTCGTGGAAGATCATCCGTACAACCTTCGCTTCCTCCGGTACGATCTCCAGCCTTCCGTTTTTCATCTTGTAGCCGTAGATGCGGAAAAAGCTGGGTTTTCCCCTTTGAAAGTCGTTGCGAATGCGCCACTTGCAATTTTCCGAAACACTGCGGCTTTCCTCCTGTGCAAAAGAAGCGAGGATGGAAAGCATCAGCTCTCCATCCCCGTTCATCGAGTGAATATTCTGTTCTTCAAAAAACACATCCACGCCCAGCGCTTTCAGCTCCCGCACAGTTTCCAGCAGCGTTACCGTATTGCGGGCGAAGCGGCTGAGACTTTTGACGATGATCATGTCGATCTGGCCGTTTCTGCAGTCCGCCAGCAGCCGTTGAAAGTCCTTCCGTTCCTTCGTTGTGCCGGTCACTTCATCCGCATAAATGCCAGCAAAAATCCAGTCGGGATTGCGCTGAATCAAATCGCTGAAGTAGCTGACCTGCGCGGAGAGGGAATGCAGCATCGCGTCTTTTACGCAGGAAATCCGCGCATAAGCGGCCACGCGCTTCTTCCCGGCTTTCTTTCTGCCGCCCGGCATGGTTTGATAAATGATTTTTGCCACTCGGCTCACCTCCTTGGCAGCTGGCATGTTACCTCTGAAGCCCGGACAAAGCAAGTTAAATTGTATCAACAACGAGCAGAAAAAATCGGCTGATACTTCTCCTGCAAAAGCTGTTCCGCGCTGCGAAATTCATCCATGGAGATCACGCCGCTTCCCAGCATGGCGCGGCAAATAGAGAGCATCGCCTGATACCGGATTTCCTTTTCAAAGCCTTGCTGTGTCATTTTCTTACCTCAAAAAAGAAAATCGGATTGAGCCGGTGTTTTAGGAAACAGCCCAATCCGATCCCCATCAGATGATTTTTGCAAGTTTTCCAGATACCCAACCCACGCGAGAGCCGATGACAATCGCGTGCCAGCCGTTCTGTGCGGTCGCCACCCGCGGGAAGGTGCTGCCCGGCGCAACGGTGGAAAGGCGTTCATACTCCGTTCCGTTGCCGCAGCGGACGTTCACCTTGCCGCCTTCGGAGACAATCACTACCGTCGTACCAACCGGAGCGGGTTCATCAGGCGTGGGCTGTTCCGGTGTGTCAGGCTGACCGTCATCATCCGCAACAGCGTCCATCAGCGCTGCATGCGTCTTGTCGCCGTACTTGCCGTCCGCATCCAGACTGGCTTTCTTCTGGAACGCCAGCAGCGCCTTTTCTGTTTCAGCGCCGAATTCAGCATCCGCACCATACTTGGGCAGCGCGTAGCCCAACTGCATCAACAGTTCCTGCAGGGCTTTTACGTCGGAACCGACCATACCGCGTTTCAGCAGACGGCTTCCCAGCGTAATCTCCGGCGCAGGAACATCTACAGCAGCTTCTCCGTACTGGATGAAAGGCAACTTGTACCAGTACTTCCACTTGCGTTCCTTGACCTTCGTGCGTACACACCCGTAGTTAAAGCCTCGCCATTCCACGGCATAGCCGTTGCCAACGTAATAGCCTACATGACCATCCGTGTGCAGCGCCAGACCGATGATCTCCGGCAGCGTGTCAATCGCGCCCCAATCCATGCCCTTGGATTTTGCCCACGAGAACATGGAGTTTGCTCCCTTGTCCGGGCAGCCGTTTGCGCCGTATTTGTTGGAAACAGCGCTATCCGTGCCGATTGCATCCAGCATGGTCTGACCGCCGTTCGTCCACGCATAGCCCTTCGCACCGCCGATGCAGTCGCAAACCACCTTCTTATCCCGGATGTCCTGCTTGTACCGGCTCATGCGGGACGAGGTGTAGTGAGAGGGATATTGCTTGGCCTTTCGGTTCAGAAGGCTGGTCGTAGCTTTGTAGCCGCAGGCGCCGTACCAATAAGGCTGGCCTACCATCCGCAGACAGTAGGTCGCGAAGTGCTCATTGGTAAAAGGCGTATGGATTCGTTCGCTCATTCCTGTTCATCCTCCTGTACATCGTCCTTCTTCTCATCAGTGCGCCCATGCAGCTGCGCCAGCACGTCCTTCATCCTGTCGGGAATGGGCAGGCCGATATGGGCCGCGTTTTCCAGCAGGGACAGGCCCTCATTGGACAGGTAAAAGCAGATCACGGCGCTGCGCAGCGCGGAGCCGGTGCCCACAATGTGAATGTCCACCACGTTGGCCACGCCCACCAGCATCAGGATCAGCACCTTTTTGCAGATGCCCTTGAAGCCCACGGCGCTGGACAGCTTCTTGTCGATCACCGCGCACATCAGGCCCGTGATGTAGTCGAGCGCCATGAAAATGATCAGTGCAATCATCAGTCCGTCCATGCCTCCCAGAAAATAGCCCAGCCAGCCGCCAATCGCCGCGACGGCCATCTGAATCTTTGCCCAGATGATGTCAATGGAAAAGTTCCTCATTTCAGTAATCCTCCGTTTTATATTTCAAAAGCCGCCCTTGCGAGCGGCCCATGAGTCAGTTCAGCGCGATCTGCAGCGCTTCGGTTGAAGTTTTCTTTTGCCAGAGTGCAGGCGTATTCGGCGGCTCCCAGCCGGTCTGTGAGGTGTGCGCCGTAATGCAGGCGTATTCCGTGCCGCTTTCATCGGGATAGAAAACGCTGTCGCCCAAGGCGTAGTCCACGCCCGCCTGCCAGATGCGTTTTGTATCCTCGTGGATGATCTCGACCTTTCGCCAGAGCGCAGGCACCTTGTCCGGCTCCCAGCCCGTTTGCGTGGCGTGCGCCTGAATGCAGCGCCAGAGAAAGCCGCCATAGCTGTACACGTCGCCCACCTGCACGGAAAAGCCCGGCTGCCAGACGCGGCCCTCCAAGGCAGGCTGCACCGAAAGCAATTCTTCGTCCGTGAGCTTGCCATCCGCCACAGCAGACCGCAGCAGCAGACCCAGCACGTTAGGCAAGGCTTCCTCCGCGCTGACGGCAATGAAACCCTCGAAGGGCAGCGCCTGCATTCTCATTTCGTCCGTGACTGTCTGGCCTTCGGATACTTCCACAGCGTCCGGCAGGATCAGCACCTGCTCCGCCGTCACCCCCGTCATCTGGAAATTGTCGCCGGACAGGGTGTACTGGCTCTCCGTGAGCCGTTTGGCTGCAACAAAAGAGGAACGGATGACCGTTCGCACCCGCCCCTCCAAGGGAATCACGATTTGCACTTTTCTTCCTCCTTTTTAGCCGACAGCGTCGCCGCCGTTGTAAACCACTCGCAGATAGGGCTGCTGGTTGGTGTCCGAGCCGCTCATGCGCATATAGCACTTGGAATAGGTGGACGAGCCGAAATTGTAGGGACTCTCATACAGGCACAGACCGCCATACGTGCCGCTGGCCAATCCCTGCACCGCCGCCACTGGAATAGCAAAGGTCGCCGTTTCGCCTCGTCCAATGCTGCCAATGGCCCCATAGTTCACCGCGATGCTGGGTGTACCGCTTGCGGACGTGTTGGTAATGGCGCACAGGTACAGCGTTTTCGCGCTGCCGGAGCCGCTGCCCGTCTTACGGTTCAAAGTCAGCGTCGCCGACTTGATCGTCGTTCCGGACAGAATGGTTCTAAGCGTACTGAACCACATGCAGCCGTAATTCCAGCTGAGCGAGGATTTATAGCCGCTGGCTGAGTACACGCCCTGCACCACGTCCTGCGTATCACTGCGCCAGCCGCCGCGATAGGATTTGGTCGTCGTTGCGTACATCAGCGCCGTATTGTCCGGCGTGACCACAGGAATGGCCGTGCCGTAATCGGTCGTTACGCCCGTATCGAAAATCTGGCCGTTGTTGCCCTTGCTCCGGGAACCGGAGGGCACCGTGCCGCTGCAGATGATATACCCGGCATAGGACACCATGGCCCAGGAGCACGAGCCCTTGCAGCTTTGCACATAGGCCCAGCCCATATAAACCTCCAAGCCCTGCAAGGCGTTGTACAGGCCGCAGTTATAAAGATACACATGAGTGGTACGGCAATAGATTGAGTCATAGGTCACGTTGTTCGCGTCCAAGGTGCAGTTGTTCAGCTCCACATGGTGATTCATTTGCAGGTCGATGAGATACGGATTCCGGTTGGAACCATTCAGCGTTCGGATTTCCCGCAGGGACAGATTCTGAAAGCAGATGTGCGCCGAGCAGCCCTTCACCGAAATATAGCTGTTCAGACGGCTGTTGGCATAGCCATAGATGGTCAGCTTGCCCGGCCCGGTGATGCCCTGAATCTGCGTTCCGGCAGGCTCGTAGACTTCGTTGGTGCCGCTGGGCAAGTAGATAACCACATTCGAGCGCAGAAAGCGGTTGTTGACCGCCTTTACCGCATCGCCCAGGGAGCGGAAATAGGTGTCGCTGGTACCGGAATAAGATGTGTTCACATACAGATACAGCGGCCCGCCATAGGCTGCCGCCACGGAATCGGAGATTACCTCATCGGCGTACAGCTGCTTGAAGCCCACATTGCCGTTGGCGCTCATCTCCATGAGCACATTTTCGTTGTCGCTGGGATCGAGCAGCTGGAGCAGAAAGTTCTCGGTCGTGATTGCTACGTTGTTGGGGCCGATATAGATGCCGGAGCTTTTCACTTCTTCCGCGCCCGCGGCAACCCATTCGCTGCCCGTGTACCTTTTCAAAAGGTTAGGCGTGGAGCTTGTGTCCAGCCACAGCATATTCGTGTACAACGTCGTGGGCGCTGTGCTGCTGCGATACACCTTCTCGGCGTTGTAGGTCACGGTGCTGACCTTGAGGGCGATATTGTTGGCATTCTGCGTGATGCGGGTTTCAGCGTTCGCCATCCGCGTGCTCATGCCGTACAGATCCTCCGGCGCGGCGCTCCAATACGTCCAGCTGTCCAGCACCTCCACCTTCAGGTTGCGGAATTGTACCGTCCCCGTGGTGCCGTTAGCCCCGCCCGTTCCGATGGAAACATAGGCGATGCCTGTGGGATTGAAGCTGGACAGGTTCAGCGGGCCGAAGCGCATTCGCACCCAATCTTCGTCTGTAGCAACAAAGCTCGCGTCTGTCGAGCGCAAATACCAGCCTCGCCCGGTAACCATGGTATTGCCATTTGCGTCCACATAGCGGTAATAGACCCAAATGCCGGTGTATACGTTGGCCACACTGGCGGCGCTGGTGTCCACATCCGTTCGTTTCAGATCAAAGGAAAGACGGATATTGCTGGCGCTGCCGCTATGGTCGAACAGGTCGTCCGACACATTCAGGTTCCATCCGGTATAGGTAGAAGTTGCGCCGCTGGCATAGCGATACTTGTTATCCACGAAGGTGTGCGTATTGCCGGAATTCAGGCAGTAGTTACGCCCGGCGTACTTCTCATAGGCGTACAGCGCCGAGGACGTAACCGCCGAGGTGATGGCTTCGGGCGTAACCTTCTGTTCAGCCTGTTCAATGCGGGTAGAAAGCGTCGTGATTTCCGTTTTATCCGCTTTCAGCGCAATGGCCGCGTTGGTCTGCTCAATGGCCGTCTCGGTTTCGGTGCGCAGGTTGCCGACTTCGGTATAGGCTTCATATCCGATCTGCGACAGCGGCTTGAACGCCCCGTCCACAAAGCGATATAAGGTATGCTCCGGGATCAGCATCAGCTGATACAGCGTGCAGAGCAGGCCCAGCGCGATATAGGTATAGCCGTCTTCTTCCGTAGGAATGGCAGAGGTGAGCAACGGCTCCACGGGCGTAAATATCGAGCCGTTCAATGTGCCCACCACATAGCAGGCTGCGTATTGCGTGCCGCTGAAATTGGGCAGCATGGTTCGCAGAAAACAGGCCGGATAGGACAGGTACAAATTGCCGGTATAAGCGTTGGCGTTTATCGCCGAAGGCGACCAGAGAATGGGTCGGTCGATGTCGAAGGGCACGCCCACGGCCAGATTGAAATAACCGTCTGCGTCGCCCACCACCAGATGATTGGCCCCGATAGTTGTTTTCGCTTTTACCGAACCGCCGATGCGGATGCGGTCATAGAAGTTGCTGTCGTAGTTTGCATCCGCCCACCAGCCCTTTTCAACGGTGGTGCTGTAAATCAGGGCATTTTCCCGGTAGGTCAGGTGCAGAATGCTGCCTGCGCTGTATTGGGTGCTCAGCCGCGTGGTGCCGCCGTAGTAGCACGGGATGGCCTCGGTGGTCGTACCGTCCGGCAGGGTCAACGTCAGGGTGACATTGGTGCCGCCGGTGGTGGGCAGCCAGTAGGTAATCTGCTGGCCGTCCTTGAGTTCCGAAAAAGAGGCTGCGCCCGTCCAGTTAGCCGTAGCCACCGTCTGCGTGCCCACAATAAACTCCGGGCCGCTGCTGGACACCGAAATACCTGCCAGATCGTCCTTGTACTGCTGACTGCCGCGCACGGTGGAAACAATGGAATCTTCGGTGAGCTTCAGTTCTGCAGCATCCAACCGTTCGCCCAGCGCGTCCATATCGTCCTTGTCCGCCTTGCCCGCCACCATGAGGCGCAGGTAGGTGTTGGACGTGATGTCCATGGCGTTCAGGGCGTTGATGGTGGCTTCTCTGGCAAAAAGCGCGTCCACGTCCAGATTGGCAGCAATCAGCGAACGAATGACGGCGTTATCGCCGAAGATGTTCTGTACATTCAGCGTTTTGGCCGTAATACTGCCCTCAATGATCTTCTCGCCGCCGTTGATGCTCAGATCGGCCACATCGTCATTGGATACCTGTTTGAGGGAGGAAACCACGTTGCCGTCCCCATCTACGGAAACAGAATAGAAATGCCCGTCAGCGCCCTTGACCACCAGCTCGCCCACAGTCAGGGAGACCATATTCGCTTCGGTCACGGCCAGTTTGGCGATATACAGTTCGCCCGCTGTGCCCTGCGTGATGATGGCCGTGTCGGTAGCCAAGTCCTTAATGTGCGCCCAATCGATGTCGGCGGTTCCAATGTCCGCTTTGACCATGCTGGCCACAGCAGCCGAAAGGGTCGTGATGGCCGCCCAATCAATATTGGCCGAGTTGATGTTGGCGGTCGTGATCTGGGCTTTGGAAATCTCCGCGATGTCCGCAGTCAGCCGCTCAATCTGCGCCCAGTCAATGTTGGCGTTGACGATATTTGCCGTGGTGATTTGCGCCGTTGCGATCATGGCAATGGATGTGTACAGTTCATCCGCCGTGATCGCGCCTGCCGCCAGTTCTTTGATCTTAGCGGTAACGGCATTCAGGGCATTAACGTTCAGAACGCCGATCAGGGCTTCGGCAATGTGCGCCCGCGTAATACTGGCATCCTGAATATGAGCACTGCCGATGGCGGCGTTTTTGATCTGCAGACTTCCAACCGAGCCGGATTGCAGCTGTCCGCTGCCCACCGAATTCAGCGCCAGCTTTGCGCCGGTAATGGAGCCGGATGCCAGCTGCCGGGCGGAGATCATGCTGCCCTCCAGCGCATCGGCCACGGTGCCCAACGTGACGGAGGTGTATTTCTTTGTCAGGCAGTCATAAGTGTACTGCGTCATACGCATGGATACTTCCACGCCGATGCGCCGGGCCACCACGCGCACGCTGTCGCCGAGAAAAATATCGGTGAGTGCGGCGTACTGCTTATATTCCTCGGCATCCGAGCAGTTGACGAAATCCACCTTCAGTGTGACCGTAGGCAGATCGCAGCCCGCGTCAAACTCCGCCTGCGCAGCTTTACGCATTTCAGCATAACACTGCGTCTTGCTTTTCGGTTCATCGCCGTCCGTGACTTCCTTGGCCTCCGCTACCGGCAGGTGAATCCATTTCGGGTGGGTATAGGCATTGAGGTTTGGGCTGTCGAGATACAGCTCCGGCAGGTAGAGGATGTTCCCGTCCGCGTCCTCGCCGGTGGGCATAATGCGGGTAACCACGTCTGTTTCGTCCACATCGTAGGAAATACCGGTCAGGTTCTTCTTTTCCCGGATGGACACGTCGGTGTTATTGCCCACGCGCTTGACCAGAAACACATCGTACCAATCGCGGGCCAGTTCCGCGCCGTACTTGCTCACCAGCCCATTTTCATCCAGCATGGCTTCCACAGGATTGATGTTTTCCCATTCCACGTCCTCGGCGGTACTGGTCAGGTCAGAATAGAAGTTGAAATCATGTGCTGACAGGCAGGCTCCCGAAAGGCTCTGAACGACGGAAGCCCCCACCGCAGAGGGCGAGGGCTTCAGGGCCTTGATCATATTGTCGAGCAGGTCGTAGAAAATGTGCCGGGCATAAACCGTGACCTTGTCCAGTTCCGGCACCACGCGGTAAATGCGGAAGGGCTGGTCGCGCAGCTGACGAGCCTCAATGACCTGATTGCGGAAGCCCACATTCGTCTGCACCGTCTGCGTTTCCGTGCGCTGGAAGGTCAGGTACTGGCTGGCCATATAACCGTGCTTGCCGTCCGGAGCCGTGACTTCATACCAGCTGGACGTGGTCTTGTTGAGCACGATCACCTCGCGGCCTTTCTTATATTTTCCGAGAATCTTGTAATTCGTGCCCGTACCGGAGCGCAGATGCAGCGGCCCACTCTTGGTCGTGATCCTATAGATCTGCACGTCGTAGGTGCTGGTTTGGTATTGCTGCGTCACCAGATCGACGCTGGGTGTCATAGCGGCGGGCACAGGCGCTCGCAGAATGCAGCCCTCCGAAAGCCGCGTCCATTTGCCTCGTTCGTCGATGTCATGCACCAGCGTAAGCTCCCATTCACCGTTCAGCGTCTCGGTCACGGTGCAGGACATGGGCGCAACCGCACCGAGGCCATTGCTCGAAAAATCGTTGCAGTCGGCAGGATATACACAGATCAGGGGAAATCACCTCCTTCAGGGCGTGCAAAAGCGCCCAGCCCGAAGGCGGACGCTAAGAACGTTAAACTGGAGTGTATCTATATGCTCTACTACTTGTTAAGCTCACTTGGAAGATTATTCCGACCCATCCTAAACTCATCCAATAAATCACAGATAATCAGTGCATCGTGGTATTCTTCTTTGAACGCGCTGATCATTTGACCTGATGGTAGTGTTTGGGGAAAAGAAGGCATTCGATTATACCTATAAGTAACGAAGTCTCTTTCTCTCGAAAAATTATTTGCTGCATATTTCAAAAAATCCTTTTTCTCCTGTTGTGAGTTAAAAACGGGCACACATTCCGAGTACTTTCGTCTCGCGGATAGCGCTTCGAGACTTTCAGCTTTGTTATTAAAAAAGTTAGCCAATAAATACTGAAAAGATTCGTCAGTATACGAATAAAACGAAATATCGCTTTCGTTATTAAGCGAGCGAAAGCAGTTATATTCTGGCACAGCAGTAAAATATCGACCGCCGTCCAATGCTACACCTATTGTGTGATATAGCAGCGTTTGATGACAGCGCACATAAACATTGTACCAGTGCGGTCTGGAATCAACTTGACTAAATAGATAATACTCATATCCATTCCTTGTTTCATCCATTTCGTGTTCGATGGTGAATTCCGGATAGTACTTATTGAAAAAACTCATCTCTCCATCTATCGAATTCCAATCATCTGCATTCTTCAGGTAGATGGTTAAACGTTCCATTGCAGTCGCACCAATTCCAAAACGCTTTTTCCATAGGGCTTCTGTCAGGTTGATATCTGCAGAAGAATTCTTAGGTGTATTTGTGTCCATTACGCGAGTGTAAATATGATATGCTTCGATATCATTAAAACGCTCTGACAGGTAGAACGGAGTATTCGCAGAGTTTTTCACAACAATAACATCAATAATATGTACATCAATATTAAATGAAACCACGCTAACAATAGGGCGGATACTGCCTGCAAATTTCTTTTCGCGTAGGAAGCAAACCAAATCCTGTGTTTTTTTGCGGTTCGGGTCGTTCTCAACGCCAGATACACAATAATCGTTTTGTTCATCGACCCCGATAATTATCATGCCATCGACATTATCCGTCAGATTTGCCATACAGATAATGTCAATCAACATTTCACTTTTCTGTTTGTCCTTATACCATTCTTTTTTGAAATCCCAGCTTGTACCTTCCTGCTTAAGTTGGATATACTCCTGGACACGGCCAAGTAATAGTTCCCGGTCATCATTTTCGAACATAACTTTCACTTCCTCTTGTTTAGCAGGCGTCTATGGCTGAATAATCCTCTCAAAATTCCGATCTGTCTTTTTAATTATACCACTGTAGCTTAGCATGAACAAGCATGATCCCTATAAATACCTCCAATTCGGTTGAATGACGATTTTCGTCACGTTGCCTGTCCAGCTAATGGCATTTGAGCCGGGCAGCAGCGTCGGAAAATCCCCGCTCATGCAGCCGTTCATTCCGGTTGTGTCCTTATAGGCTTCCATGAGCGGGGTATCCAGCGTAATGCTGTCTGCGATGCCATCCAGTTCTACAATGGTCATGCCGATCATAAGGGTGATCTCGCCGGAACCGTACACCGTAATAACCGGTTCAGAATATACGCTGCCTGGATTATTGACGAATGTACCGGAGGTCGTTACGGTGATCTCTGGCACATTTTCCTGATACCAGAAAGGTTTACAGCGGAAGTTCACGGCAAATGACCGATGCGGATTGCCTCGCAGAATTTTCTCAAACGGAATCTGATTCACAATCCGGGCATAATAAAAGCCGCCCGGCCTGTTGGCAAAAGCGACTTTCCCGCTTCCCTTCAGATAGGAAGCGATGGTGCGGATATTGCTCGGATCAGAAATCATGCACTGCGCTGTCAGAATCAGATCGTCATAAACGTCGTCTCCTTCCAGCGTCGTCAGGCTACCCGGCCTGCCGGGGATATTGGTAAACGTTGTACGCTCGGCGGGAATGGTAATCGGCGGCTGTTCCAGCACATGAATGCCGTATTTCGTGCATTTCACGCCATTCCATGAAAACCAGTCGTTCATGCCATTCGCACCCCCTTTCCGCGCTGCTGCCGTCTGGTCAGCGTCGCAATTTCTACCGCCAGAGAGCGGATGTCCTGCTCGTCACGCACCACCATCTGCTGTACCTGAATGGTGGAGGATACGTTGTTGTTATAGGTTTTGCGGTTATCGCTGCTATTGGTGACAATGGAGCCTTCTCGTGCCTCGCCGGTCAGAAAGCGGGAAGCGTTACGGATGACCTTGGCCTGCTCCTTGCTCTCCTTCAGCACGCCCATACCAAAACCACGCATAACCATTGTGCCGACTTCATCTCGGAATACCTGCGAAGGACTCTTGATTTTGAGTTCCTTTTTCGCGGCGTTCACAGCTTCGCGGGCAGCAGAGCGCATGGCGGAGATCACGCCGGAGCGCCCGGCAAAAATACCGGCTCGCAAACCCGCCATGGCATTTACGCCTGCAGACCGAAGCGTCGCTGTCGTCAGATTAGCGCTGACGGCCGTGCGCACGCCAGAAGCGACGCTGGCTCCTGCGCTACTCATGCTGTAGGAGGAAAGCGCACTGGCAAGGCCCTCTGCAGCACTGGTGCCGAAGGCCGAAAGCGCATCGCCCGGCAAAGCACTGGCGACGGCTGTTTCAACGCTGGCTGCCAAGGCATCCGCATCCGAGGTGAAATCGTAACCGCCCATGCCTTCACCTACGCCAGCCGACACATTTTCGCCCACGGGCTTGACCCGCTGGGAGGGCGAATGAATGTCCAAAGCCATATTCAGAGCGGCTTCGAGGTTTGTTGCGACCGTTTCCGCATCGCTGTCCCAGCCTGCCGCCGTCATACCTTCGCCCACGCCTTCAAGAATGTGGGTGCCGACCTCGTTGGTATCCAACGCCTGCAGGAAGGTCAGGATGGTTTGCAGGTTCTCCAAATCTTCCTGCTTCACTTCCAGCCCCTGCTGGATGGCGGATACGATTTCGGCCACATAGGTGGAAAGCTCGGCCACGCGGTCTGCCGGGAAATCGTATTTCATGCTGGTGTCCAGTGTGCCCATGATGCCGCTGTCGCCGCCGAACAGGAAGCTCCACCACTGGCCCAAGCGGCCCTTTGCCGTTTCAATGCGATCCAGCGCGGAATCGATCATGTCCAGAGAGGTCGCAGGCATCAGACCGGCAGCCCGGCCAAGCGCCGTCGTGCCCAGCTGATCCACCTCGGCTACTTCCGTGCGCAGCTTATCAATGGACTCCTGTGCACCGGTCACGTCCGGAGCCACCATCACATGCAGCGTTCCGTCCTCGTCCAGCACGGCCACCTTGTCGGCGGTCAGCAGTTCCTTGGGCACTGCCTCCACCGGAATTTCCTGTCCGTCCTGCCAGAATTTCGTTTTGGGGTCAAGCAGCACATCCTGCGGGTTTTCGTACAGCTCACCCAGCTTGACGACGCCCTGTACCTCTACGGGATTCTCGGCAATGAACTTTCTGTAGGCGATCAGGTCATAGCCGTAGATGCCGACGGTCACGGACAGCTTGGGCTTGACGGCGTTGCTGTCATCATACTTGGCGATGTACGCCGTAAAATTCTGCAAAAGCTCGGATTTATCGCAGCCGGTGGCCTCGGCAAACTTGCTGACGATGGCCTCGATCTGCGCAGAGGAAAGCTGGGAAATATCCACGTTTTCCGCTTCGAGGTATTTGGTCACCATGGCCGTGATGTTGTCTGGGGTCAGCTCGGTGGTCAGCGCCCCGCCCGTCACTTCCTGATAGGCCAGCACAAAGGCGGTGATCCCGTCCGGGGACAACCCGCTCATGTCCACGCCGCGTTCCTCCAAATACTTGGAGATGTAGGCGGTGATCTCTGCAGGCTTCAGCGTGGAAACGTCCGCGCCCGCCGCCAGCTCCTTGTAGGCGCTGACCATGGCGGTGACGTTTTCAGGGGTCAGCCCGGACACATCCGCGCCGTTGGTGATTTCGGCATAGGCGCTGACCAATCCAATCAGCCCTTCGGGTGTGAGCGCAGCCTTATCCGCGCCCTCCGGGACTTCGGTATACTTGGCGATAAACGCCTCCACCTTGGGCTGCAGCTGTTGTGCCGCAGCGTCCTCCTGATAGCCGGACACAATCACGTCCGTGGTAATCGCGCCGGGGTTTTCCGCAAAGGTGTTCCAGCGCTCCTGTGCGCCGGTCATGTCGAGATCGGTCGCGATTTTGAGCACTTCCTCCGGCAGCGCCTCGCCGAACATGGAGGTCAGGCCGGGCAGCTCCACCTCGCGGTTGTTGAGGAAGGTCTGGATGGCTGCGATCTGCTCCAGCGCCGTGGTGAAGTCGATTTCCGGGAACATGGCCTGAATCTCGCCCTCGGTCATGCCGCTATCCAGAAGCGACTGGATCTGGGTGAGCATAGCGATGTACTCGGTCATCGCGCCCTCATCCATGGCAGCGGAGATGGCGTTCAGGTCTTCCAGCAGCGCAGGCTTTTCGGTTTCCGTCGCCGCGCTGTATTCGCGGAGCTTTTGGGTCAGCGCGTCCACATCGGCGGCGGCTTTCTGGATGTCCTCCTGCTGCCAGACGGGCATGACCACATCCGCCAACAGCTGTGCATACTCCATCGCCGCAGCCCGGCGCTTTTCGGTGTACTCGCTGTTCAGCTGATCCAGCGCAGCCTGCCGTTCGGTGCTGTCCTCAATCAACTGAATGAGCGCGTATTCCTTGTCGTATTGCGTGTCGATCTGCTGATTGACGGCGGCAAGACCTTCGGCGGCGGCCACCAGCGCGTTCTCGTAGACGGTCACATCCGCGTCCTGTTTCCCACGCGCCTGTGCGCGGGCGACCTCGGCTTCCAGCTTTTGCCGGATGGTATCGAAGCCGTCCACATCCTCCGGGGTCAGGTGATACTTGATTTCAATGGCCTCACGGGTGTCGATCAGCTCCTGCAAGCGAATTTTTTCCTTTTCGGTCAGGAAGCCGTTCTGCCGCTTTTTTAGCAGCCGCTCGATCTCCGCGTTCATCTGATCCAGCGCCTGAATATCCGCTGCCAGCCCCTGAGATACGCTGGTATAGCCGCTTTTGTCGGCTGTGTCCTTGAGCGCCTGCAGTTCGGTACGTGTGCTGTCTGCCAGGCTTTTGAAGGAATCCGTCCAGTGCGCGACGATCTCGTTGCTTTCCTTTTCGCCATCCGTCCAGACGGCAATCAGGCCGTTCAGCCATTCCTGTGCAGACTGCTTGTCCTTGATGAAATCCTCCTTGGACATACCAAAGAAGGAGAGCCCTTTGCTGTTTCCGTAGAAGGTCTCCGCCGCCGTGCTTTTCCACTTGTCGGCGGTTTCCTGCATCCCCTTGAGCGCTTCGCGGGCCTGCTTTGCGCCGGACACATAATCCGCAATGGCTACGGTGGCATAGATGGTCGCGGCGGCAACGGCCAGCCATACGGCGGGCGAGCTGCCCAGCACGCTCAGGAAGCCCTTGATCCCGCCGCCCGCCTTGCCGACCGCAGTGGCAAACTTGCCGACGCCGGTAGAGATACTGCCGATGCCCTTGGTTACCTTGCCAAAGAGCAGCAGCACCGGGCCGATGGCGGCGGCAATGGCCGCATACTGGATGATCTGTTTGCGCTGGGCTTCATCCATCTGCAGGAACTTGCCGAGCAGCTTGTCCGCGCCCTCGATCAGGCGCTGGATGGCGGGGTTCAGGTCGTCGCCGATCTGCTGTCCAAACAGCAGCGCCTTGTTTTTGAGGTTCGTGAGCTTGCTGGCGGTGGTGGCATAGCGCTTCTCCGCTTCCGTTGCCAGCGCGGTATTTTCCTTCCATGCGGCGTTGGCCATGTTCTGCGCACGGGAGAACAGCTCGGTCGCGTTGGTGGCGCGGAGTAGCGTATCGCGCAGGCGAATCTCGTTGATGCCGATGTCCGACAGCGTCTTGATGGCACTTTTGCCTTCATCGTCCAGCTTGGACAGACCCACAATAAACGCCTGAAATGCTGCGGCGGGATCGTTGTCCCACAGCGTCTTAAACTGCTGCGCCGTCATCCCGGCCACCTTGCCGAAATCATCCAGCGCCTCGCCGCCTGTCGCGGAGGCAACCTCCATTTTCACCAGTGCCTTGGAGAAGGCGGAGCCGCCCATCTGCGCCTCGATGCCCACGGAAGAAAGCGCCGCCGCAAAGCCCAGCACCTGCGCTTCGGTCAGGCCGACCTGCTTGCCCGCGCCCGCCATACGGTGCGCCATTTCCATGATGGGCTTTTCGGTGGTGGCGAAGTTGTTGCCCAGATCCACCAGCGTAGAGCCGATATTGGAAAACTGGCTCTGGCTGGTGCCCATGATGTTGGCAAACTGCGCGATGGTCGTCGCAGCCTCGTCTGCGCTCAAGTCCTCGCAGGAATTGCCGAGGTCGATCATGACGCGGGTGAAGTCGGACAGATGCTCGGTGGCAACGCCCAGCTGACCGCCCGCCGCCATGACCTCGTTGATCTCATCGGTGCCCGCCGCGACCTCGGTGGACATGCGCTTGGACGTAGCCGCCAGCCGGTCAAACTCAGCTTCTGTAGCGTCCACGGTCTTGCGAACGGAAGCGAAGGACGATTCAAAGCCAATGGAAGCCTTGACTGCCGTTGCGCCCAGTCCCAGAATGGGCGTGGTCATCACAGTGGTCAGCGTCCGGCCTGCCGCCGTCATTTTCTTGCTGACAGCGTCGCACTTTTTCCCGAAGGCTTCAAGGTTCTTGCCTGCCGCCGTCCATGCGGACTTGGCCGTGTTCAGCTGCTGATTGGTTTTTTCAATCTCAGCGCGGGTGGCAGCGACGGCAGCCTTGGCACGGTTCAGCGCGGCTTCCGCGTCAATCACCGCATCCGAAGCCTGCCGGATTTTCTCTGGGTCGTTGGCCTGCTGGGCGGCTGTCAGCTGTTCTTTCGCGTCCCGCAGCGCATTCTCATATTGCTGAACGCCCTGCTCCTGCAGGCGCAGCTTGTCATTCAGCAGCGTCAGCTTGGCGGCGAGACCGGTCACGCTGGTGTCCATGTCCTTAATGCCCGCCGTGGCCAGCTTGAACCGGCTCTCGGCCAGATCGATCTGCTTGCCGAAGGTGACGATGGCAGCCTTGCTGGCATCAATGGACTTTCCGGCGGCGTCCCAGTTGGTCTGTGCCAGACGCAGGGACTGATTGCACTGGTTGATCTCCTCCTGTGTGATTCTGACCGCCGCCTGCGCTGTGTTCAGCTTGGTGGTCGCATCGGTCACGGCATCCGCCGTATTTTGAGTGGTTTTCTTCAGCGCCATATTCTGGCCGGTGAGCTTTTTAACCTCGGCGCAGGAATTGCGGTATTCTATTTTCAGCGCATCCAGATTGACCTTGGCGGCAATGGTGGCGGAGTCGTTCTCGCCAAGGGTGGCCGAATAGGTTCTGACCTGCTGCGCCGCCGCAGCCACCTGTTCCTTGAGCTCCTGCTGTGCAGTTTTCGCGTCAGTCAGCCGCTGCGCGTAATCGTTCTGGCGGGAAAAGCACTCCTGCAGCTTGTCGTTCGCCGCCGACAGTGCCCGCTCATACTGCGTCACAGCATCCTTCTGCAAAGACAGACGGCGCTCCAGCGTTGAGAGCTGGGTGGCAAGGCCGGTGGCGCTGCGTTCAAAGCCCTCCACGCCGGAGGCCGCCAGCTTGAACTGGCTCTCCGCCTCAGCGATCTGCTTATTGACGGACTTGATGTTCCGGGTAAAATTGTCCGTTTGCAGGGACAGCGACACCACAAGATCGCGGAGGGTTTCAGCCATCAGTACTCACCTCGATGCAACAAAAAATCCGTGGGCGATTGCTCACGGTTTCAGAGATTGCCACACCTGATCGATATAGGCACGGCGCGGTTGCTTTTTCTCTTTTTCCTTTCGGGCGCTCCATGCCCGGACGCGGAGGAACCCCAGCATATCCATGCCGTCGATCTCGCTCATGCGCCAGCCGCCTTCCAGCAGGCTGTTATAGGTGGAATAAATGAAATCAGGCAGCGTCAGGATTGAAGTGTCTCCGTCTTCGCTGCCTTCGTAGGGAACTCCTCCAGAATCTCCGTGGTCTGCGTCTGAACCGCCATGAGCGCCAGCGCAATGTCGTGCATCATGCGATCCACCGGGTAGTAATCCAGAACGTCGTCCGAGGTGAATTGATTGCCGAACAGCAGACAGAACCAGCGGATCATCACGTCCAGCGCCTCGCCGATGGACAGGTTCTTTGCGTCCTCCGGCACCTCGCCCTTGAGCGCGGCATTGGAGATGGCCACGATGCGCCCATACATCTGGGCGGCGGGCTCCATTTCCCGCAGGGCGCGTCCGGACACAAAGTCAACGGTGTATTTCTTCCCGTTCAGGGTACAGCTGATCATATGATTCCCTCCTCCAATTCGAGATAACGGTTCAGCAGAGCTGAAACAGTGCCGTCGGCAATGTGTTTGTCGATGCAGCCGTCGCACGTTCTTTCCCGGAGCACAATAAAGGTGAGGTACGCAAACACATCTTCCATGCTCCATGCATGGGGCTGTTTGGCTTGGAGAGCGGGATATTTTGCCCGCGCATCCTTGTCCCAGATGCCACCGTTGTAAACATAGTCCACAAGGGCTTCGGCGCTGGGGTCTTCTATCCATGGGGCAGTGTGGTTTTCTTCCAGAAAACGCTTGGCAATTTCCTTCATAATGCTTCTCCTTTACCGCTTAGATTTCTTGGCTTCCAGTACCAGTTCAACGATTTTTCCGCTGCTGTCCGTGCGGATCATGTGAACCTTGAACGTCGTATCCCGATTGAACAAAAATTCATATTCGCCGGAATTCATGGAAATAGGATCGACGTACATACCCTTTGTCCCTTTTCTCACGAAAATAGTATAATCCACATCCGCAGTCCACGAGCTGTCTTTATGAGTGCCGGAAGACATAAAGCCCTTATCCGTCACCATTTTCCCAATTTTGCTTCTCAAAAAAGCAGCATCAGACATCTGCTCTTCAGTGCCGCCCAGCAGATTTGCTGTCCAGTGAAGATTGGAACCGCGAAAGGTAATCACATCATGCGTCGCCTGCCATTTTGCCAGACCGCTTGTCGCGCCGTCGATCAGGCGCTGGATTGCTTCCGAAGAAGGTTTTCCTTCACGCAAGTCGGTATTCATTGTTGAATACCAACTGCCCGTGTACCTTTGGATGCCCAAGCGCTCTGCGTCGGACAGCAGATTGTTCCACCGTTCCCAATTAAAGCTGTTCTGCTCATGCCATTGGATAGCGTCGCTCTGGCTGGCAAAACGCAGAAAATCCGGCCAATTCGGCATCCGTCCCATTACGCCGTTTCTGTTGCGGTGGGATGCCGCACCTCTTCCTCCCATCACATTACCTCTTTTCCTGCGCGTGCGCAAGTCCAGCGTGGAAGGAAGTGTGCCTCTCAATATTGCCGGTGCAGCCCTCTGGCACGTCGCCGAAGAAGATGATCTTTTCAGGCTTCAGCCGGGCAAGCATTTCTTTATAGCCCAGCAGGAACAGCCGCCTTGCCTCCGGCGCTTTCTGTGTGCCCACAGAGGAAACCGCCACGGTGCCGCCTTCTGGTTCGCCGTCAAAGCACCAAGCAAAGCTGTCTTCGTCGCTCCAGCAGATGGACGGGATCACCTGAAGGCCCATCTGCTGCCAAAAGGCGGCCAGAAGATGCTTTCGCCAGTGGTTGTAGATCTGAACCGCAGGCGGGTAATCCGTGAACAGGCTGAAATCCGGCGAAAGCACCGCCCGAAACTCGCTGAGCAGCTTGGCATACCGGTCAGGGTCATTCCAGCAGCGCTCGAACAGGTAATCGTCGATGAAAAAGTGAACCCCATGCGCCCCGCGCAGTGCGTCCGTCCGGGCGCTGTTGAAGGGAATCCAGCGGAGCTTCTCCACAACATGCACAGGCTGAATGATGGGAATCTGATACGGCCCGGCGCATTCAAACTCGCCCAACTGCAGATTGTGGCCGTTTCGGCTCAGCGCTTCCAGAGACAATGGGTTCACCTCCATGTAAAAACACACCGTCTGCCGGGGATGCGCCGACAGCGGTGTGCATGATTGAAATGATTTGTTGTTACGGGCCGGGTGCGGTAAAGGTCGGCTCGTACACCTCCGTCAGGAAGGTGGCGGCCTTTTCAGCGGTAAAGCCATTCTGGCCTTCGTCCGCCACCGCCTGATAGCGGTTATCGTGAGTGCGCTTGATAGCCGTCCATTCGATTTCGCCGGTCTGGCGGGTGACGTTCGTGCCTTCCTTGGTGGCGTAGTTCTCCGTGACGGGCTTGGCTCTGACCTTGAACAGCCAGACATAGCGGAAGGTGCCGTCCGACTTTTCCGACTTGAAGCCCACGGCGAAGTAAGGCGGACGGTCGGAAGCCGTGCGCACCAGTACGCCGTTGTCGTCAATCTGGTTGCCGAATACCATTTCCTGAATGGCCAGCGGCACATCCGCCATTTTGGTCTTGAAGGTCAGTTCAGGATCGGGGTACAGCACGTCGAATTCCACGTCGTCGGCGTGCTGCACGTCCGGATCAGCGTTTTCAGGGGTGATGGACGCTTCGATTGCGCCCGCCATCAGCTGAAGCGCACCATAGGTGTGCTCGGTTTCGGTGTCCTTGGTCAGCGGCGCGATGACCACGTTTTTCAGGCCGACCGTCGAGGAAACCTGTGGGGAAGCGGTAGGCGTTGCCATGTGTCTAATCCTCCTTTAGAGTTGGTCGATAGCGTCCCGCAGCCCGTCCCGGATGATCTCGTAGGCTTCATCCGAGCGGGTATCATAGGCGGGACGGATAAAAGGATGCGCAGGCGCGGGGGCTGGGCCGCCATGTCCGTACTCCACAGGCGGGGCGTAATAAGCGCCCTCCTCCTTGCGGTGTACGCCAATGGTGATGCTCCTGCCGCTGTACCTGCGCTTGCGTACCTTGCCGGTCTGGATGGAGCGGTTCAGTACGCCGGTGATGATTTTGGGGTCGCTGGAAGCATTGGCCTTCATCTGCTCGTAGATGGGGACGGCGGCGGCTTCCAGAATGCGCTTCGCCATGGGAGCGCCCGCGCCGTCCGCGTCCATGCGGCTGGCCATGCCCGCAATGTCGGTCATAAGGCTTTCAAAGCCATCTGTATCAAGGGGCATACGGCACCTCCGTTCTCAGGCACCACGTCCACTGCACGGCGTATTGCCGGGTGGCGGTGTCGTACTCCGGCTGGTTGTAGCCCCGGTCGCTTTCCTCCACGATGGAAAAGCCCGCCGCGTACATGGCCTGCCGGATGCGGTTCGCCATTTCGGTGGGATCGATATCGCTCCACAAATTCAGGTACACGAAGGTGCGGTAACTGGTCACCTGATCGTCCTGATGGCTGGCCTCCGTCATGGTGGTGGAATACACGGCATATTGCACGGGCGGGTTCTGGCTGGGAGTCGTCGCTCGCCATACGCCCGCCATGACTGGGATGCCAATGTTTTTCAGCGCATCCTGCACCTGCTTCATCAGCCGCTCACCCCTTCGGAGATGGAGGCTTTCAGACCCAGATAGGTATTGCGGAAGCCATACTCGCCCAAGGTAGAAATGAACCACTTCTTATTGCGAAACCGCACCCACATGCCGGGCGCAACGTCCGAACGATAGCGGATGGTGAAGTTCACCACAGCTTCGGTGTTCATGACGTCTGCGCTGCGGTAGTGCTGGTTGCCAGCGTCCGTGACCGCCGCCCATGCCTTGCACAGGACGTGATCGGTGGGTTCCGGGAAGCCGTTTTCGTTGACGGCGTTCTCCGTGTACCCGATCTCCACCAGATGCCGAAGATTGCCGGGATGCGGATTGGCTTCAAAGTTTTTATAGCCGCGCAAGCACGGTCACCTCCTTAGAACATCTTCACGGGATCACGGTAGGGATACAGCAGATTTTCAAACGCGACACGCATGGTGGCGTACATAACGCGATCCGGGTTATCCCGGTTTTCGTAGTAGTGACTGATGAAGAGCAGGACGGCCAGACGAACAGGCTCAGGCGCGGGTTCGGAAAACTGTACCCGGCAGTAATCCTCAGCCGTTGCCTGAGCCTGCTTGATGAGGCTTTCCAGATAAGCGTCCTCATCGTCGTACTGGATGCGCAGGTGGGTTTTCACCTCGTCGACGGTGACGATCATGCTGCGTCACCTCATTGACCAGATGCCATCAAGCCCGCGTTGCGGAGGGCGGCCAGCAGGCCGTTGAAGTCGTCCTTCAGAGCCGCAATGGTGGTCGCCTCGCTGTCGGCAATATAGGCGATCTGCGCGGCAGGTTCCGACTGGCCGAACAGATCGTCACCGCCCTCAATGGTCGCACCGGGCAGGAATGTCAGCTTACCGCCAATGACCAGCTCGTTGCCGCCGTGGGCAAAGTAGTTGTGGGTGTTTCGGGTTACGTCCTTCTCAGGATCAGCTTTCTTCATCTGTCATCCCTCCTTACGCCGCCTTCATCTGCAGCGTCTTGACCGCTTCGGGGAGGATGAGCTTGCCGTCCACGCGCTGGGAGGCAAGGAAGCCCACCTGACCGGTCGGCGCATAAAGTTCATTGAGCCGCTGGAACTTGCGGCCTTCCCGGTCGGCAATCCAGTAGTAATTCATGTCCCCGAATACCATCGCCTTGGCACCTGCTGCAATGGTGGGCATGAAGGTGGAGGTGTAGACCGGGCGGTTCAGGATGGTATCGGGCGTGCCCGCCGTCACGCTGGGCTGCCAGATATAGTCGCCGTTGCCGTTCTTCAGCTGGCGCAGCGCCTTCATGGTCGCGTCATTGGTCAGGAACACAGCGTTGCGGCGGTACGGGGCGCGGAGGCTGTAAAACAGATCCATGACCTCATCAAAGGTCAGCGCCGTAGCGCTTTTGGTGGTCACGCCCACCTCCGCGCCGCCCGTGGTATGAAGCAGGCCGGTGGGCTTGCCGGTGCCGTTGCCCGTGAAGAACGCTTCCTCCTCCGCAGCGCCGATGCGGCGGGCAAACTCGCGGGCGATATACGCTGCCACGTCGAACACGGAATCGTGCAGCAACTCGTCGGAGACCTTGATCATCGTCGCCAGCTTATAGGCGCTGATGGAGGTCTGGCCGAACGCATCGTCGCTCTCCGGATACGCGGCTTCTTCATCGATCCAGCTGGCCGTACCCTTGGACACCACAATGGGAATCTTGCGGTCGCCGGAGCTGGTGCGGATGATGTGGGCAAAGCGACGGAAGATGTTCTCTTCCTCAAGGGACTCGATCAGGGTGCGCTCATACTCGTCCGGCACGAGATAGCCGCCCTCGGAATCGGTGCCCACCTGCAGCGCGTTGAGCACCTCGTGCGGTACGGACTTATCGCGCATGGTGCGCCAGAAGGCAGCCTTATACGCATCCGAAGCCCTGCCGGTCTTTTCAGCCTTGCCTTCGGGCGCGATGGGCTTATCCGTGAGCGTCCGGGCCGTCGGGCGGTCAAATTCCAGATCCAGCGCCTCCTGACGCTCCAGCCGCTCGATTTCCTTGCCCATGCGGATTACGTCGGCTTCCATCTGATCATAGGTGGCGCTGTCCTCGGCGGACAGGGTGCCGTTTGCGTCCTTGCGGGATTCCACAAACGCCTTGGCGGCCTCCCACAGCTTGACGCGCTTTTCGCGCATAGCGCGGATTTCATTCATAGACATGTGTTTTTCCTCCAGTCAGTAGTCGTATTTCAGCCGATCCAGCCGCTGCTTCAGCGCAGAAGCGCTCGTGCGCGGCTCGGTCGGAGCAGGAGAGGGCGCGGGCTTTTCAGCCTGCATTTTTTCCAGCAGACAATTCATCACGCGCTGCTGCACGCTGGCGGACGAAAAAAACATGGATTCTCCCGTTTCCTGCGGCTCGTTCTCCGAAAAGAGAATCTCATCGCAGAAACCAAGCTCCTTGGCTTTCACGGGGTTCATCCATGTTTCGTCGTTCATCATGTGACTGATACGGGCTCTGCTCAGTCCCGTCTTCAGCACGTAGGCATTGATGAGGCTTTCCTTGACCTCGTCCAGCAGCTGGCCAGCCCTGCGCATTTCCTCACTGTCGCCCATGGCGATGGTGAAGGGATTGTGGATCATCATCATGGCCGTGGGGCTCATACAGACCTTGGTGCCCGCCATGGCGATGACGGATGCCGCGCTGGCTGCAATGCCGGTGATCTTCACCGTCACGTCATTGGGGTATTCCCGAAGCATGGTGTAGATCTGCGAAGCGGCAATGGTATCGCCGCCCGGCGAGTTGACGGAAATAACGATAGGGCCGTCTGCGGAGAACAGCTCCTCCCGGAACGCGGCAGGGGTCACTTCATCCCCATACCAGCTTTCCTCCGCAATCGGCCCCTCCAGAAGCAGCGTTCGCTCCTCCGGGTTGGTTTCGTCTCTGGCCCAATTCCAGAAATGCTTGTTCATCTGGATTTCCTCCTGCCGCGCTTGGGCGGCTCGTTTTCTTCGGGTTTGGTTTCTTCCTCTGGCGCGTCTTGTCCGTTATCTTGTCCTGTATCTTGGCTGCTCTCCTGATTCCCCTGAATGGCAAGCCCCATGAGCACGCCCAGACCTGCAAGGCTGATGGGAATCATGTTGCCGTTGACCAGATAGGCGTTACCGCCTTCCTCATCGGAAACCGGGTTCAGGTTTTCCAATTCCCGGATGTCGTTGGTGGACATCCAGCCGTTCTGCCGGGCGATGGCGTAGCCTTCCATGCGGGATTTATAATCGCCCCGCATGAGGCCGTCCAGATTGAACTGCACATAAAAGCGCCTGCCACCGGTGCCACCAGCCTTCTCGTTGTCCGGGAAAAGAGCGCGATTGATGGCCTGTTCAATTCTCACCAGCCATGGCCGGATGGTATGGACGGCAAAGGAGATGTTCTGCGATTCGATGTTGGAGAAGGTCGCCCGGTCAAGATCGCCGATCATGTGCGGCGGCACACGAAAGATACGGCAGATTTCTGATACCTGAAACTTGCGGGTTTCAAGGAACTGCGCCTCGTTGTTGGGCAGGCTCAACGGAACGAACGACATTCCCTCTTCCAGCACAGCCACGCGGCTGGCGTTGCCGGAGCCGCCATAGGCAGCGTTCCAGCTGGCACGCAGTGCAGCCGGGTCTTTGACCGTGTTTGGGTGTGTCAGTATACCCGATGGCCGGGCACCGTTGGAGAAGAACTTGCTTCCGTATTCCTCGGCTGCGATGCCAAGGCCGATGGCGCTTTTCTCCAGCGCAATGGGGCTATACCCCACAATGCCGTCAAAGCCGAGGCCGGGCACATGCAGCACCTCGCTTGGGTCAAGCGCCCACGTTTTACCGTCACTGGTGGTGTAGGTGTAGGTCAGGTTACCTTTGCTGTCCCTGTCCACCTCCATGTGATCCGGCAGCAGCGGATACAGGCTGTCGATTTGCGAGCGGCCTGTGCGGATGATCTGGCAGTAGCTGTTCCCATAGAGCAGCAGATGCGTCAGCATGGTTTCCCGCCAGATAAACGAGGTCATCTCCAGATTCGGCTCGTCGTGGATCAGGCGGTACAGCGGATGTTCGATGGCCTTCCGACTGCCTTCGTCCGTGGCTTCATACACATGGAAGGGCAGGCTGGCGATGGTTTCGGCGATGACGCGCACGCAGGCGTAAACGGCAGAAACCTGAATGGCCGAGCTGGGGCTGACCGACTTGCCGGAACCGCTCATACCGAAGTAAAAGCTGGGCGCGGCGGATACGGCGTTTTGGGGCTTGTCCCGCGCCCGAAACAGATATGAGAATGGATTTTTCATGGATACCTCCATTACAGACCGCTGCCGGTCTTATGGTTGTGGCAGCTTTCGCAAAGCGCTTGCCAGTTGCGTTCATCCCAAAACAGCTTCATGTCGCCCCTGTGCGGGATGATGTGGTCAACCACCGTGGCCGGAGTGAGCTTACTTTGCTTCATGCACTCCGCACACAGCGGGTGACTGCGGAGAAACCGTGCACGGGCAATGCGCCACTGGCTGCCATATCCTCGGCTGGCGGCGTTCTCCCGTGCAAACAGGGCGCGATGCACCTCGCAGTACACCCCGTCCGACAGGTTCGGACATCCCGGATACCGACAGGGGCGTTTTGGTTTTCTTGGCATTTGGCACCTCACAATACGATAAACCCGCGATGGTTATAGATGGAATCGCTGCCGTTCAGGTTCTTCATCGCCCGATCCAGCGCCATCACAAGCGCCACCGCGCCGTCCACCTTTTCGGTGGATTTTTCTTTGTCCAGCTTCAGGTTGCCAGCCGGATCAGTGCGCACATAGGCGTTGTCCATATTCCAACGCAGCACCGGATGCCCGCCGTGGCACAGCTTGTGCTCCAGAACAAGGCGCATCAGTTCCTTCGTCGGAGGCGACATATCCTTAAAGCCCTGACCGAAGGGCACCATGGTAAAGCCGTCGTCCTCAAGCGTCTGCACCATCATGGTGGCATTCCAGCGGTCATGGGCGATTTCCCGGATGTTATACCGCTCGCCCAATTGGCAGATGAACTGCTCGATAAATCCATAGTGGACGACGTTGCCCTCCGTGGTGTGGATAAATCCACGTTTCGCCCACTGGTCATATGGCACATGATCGCGCCGAACGCGCAGGGAAAGCGTTTCCTCCGGAAGCCAGAAGAAGGGCATGACCGTATACGGTTCGTCCTCATTACTGGGCGGGAACACCAGCACCAGCGCCGTCAGGTCGGAGGTGCTGGACAGGTCAAGTCCGGCATAGCAGGCGCGGCCTTCCAGCTGATACGGGTCAACCACACCGCCGCATTCATCCCACTTGTCCATGGGCATCCAGCGGACGGACTGCTTCACCCATTGATTCAGGCGCAGCTGACGAAACTGGTTCTCATCGGCAGGCGTTTCCTGCGCCTTATGGAACGCATCCCGCACCTTATCGATGGTGATGGTGTGTCCCAGAGAGGGATTGGCCTTGTACCAATTCGCCTCGCTCGTCCAATCCGCGTCATCCGGAAGACCGAAAATGACAGGGTAGAAGCGTGGATCGACCTTCCGGCCTTCGAGCACATCCAGCGCCTTCTGGTGTACCTCCCAGCAGATGCTGTTGCGGTCTGTGCCCGCTGTCGTCAAAAAGAACCACAGCGGCTGCTTTCGCGCATCGCCGGAGCCTTGGGTCATTACGTCATAAAGAGCTCTGGTGGGCTGGGTGTGCAGCTCGTCGAAAATGCAGGCACTGACGTTCAAACCATGCTTGGTGGCCACCTCCGAGGACAGTACCTGATAGATGCTGCCTGTGGGCTGGTACACCATGCGCTTCATGGACGGAATGATCTTGATCCGCTTGCTCAGCGCCGGTGACTGCTTGACCATATCGACGGCTACATCAAAAACAATGGCGGCCTGCTGGCGGTCGCTGGCGCAGGAGTATACCTCGGCCTTCCATTCATCATCGTTGGCCAGCATATTGAGCGCGATGGCCGCGCCCAGTTCGCTCTTGCCCTGCTTTTTGGGAATCTCGATATAGGCGGTGGTGTACTGACGCATGGTGAGATCGTCGTCCCGTACCGTTCCGAACACGTCCCGGATGATCTTCTCCTGCCACGGCAGCAGCTTGAAGGGTTTTCCGTGAAACTCGCCCTTCGTATGTCTCAAGCATTCAATGAAGCCAGTCACGCGCCGAGCCTTTCGCTCATCAAACATCGCCGTTCCACCCGCCCTTCAGCAGCTTCTCCATGGGATCATCGGAGAAGGTGTCGTCCGAACCGCCGCCCGCCGCAATGATACGGGCACGTGTTGCGGGAGTCAGACCAAACTCGGAGCAGAACGACTGCATGATCTTCAGGTTCTGCTGGGCAATGCTGACCTGCGGAACCTGCTGCACATAGCCGGAGGGCGTTTGAAAGATAGAGCCGTGCTGGGTAATGAACGCCTCGGCTTCCTTCCATCTGGCGTATGCCTGACAGTACCCCTCGAAGGCCGTCAGGTCGGCCATGGTGAGCACACCCATGGCTTCAAGGGAGGGGGCCAGCCGCTTCCATTCCTTTTTTGCCTCCGGCAGCAGCCATGCCGGGCATTTGATATTTCCCTTGGGCGGGATCGGCTCATTTTCGTTGAGCGGTCGCTTGCCCGGATTGCCCTCAAGGATTTTGAGCGCCGTGGGCTTGGGCTTTCTGCCTCTGGTCGCCATGCTGGTCACCTCCCTTCGCAAAGTCATGTCTTTTAAGTCGTAAGAACAGCTTCATACGGTAGCACCTGCCCATCCCGAAGCACGCTGATGGGTGCGTTCGGACAGGCTGCCCGGAACCGCTCCACAATGACGGTGGCGTAGCGCATGTCAAGCTCCATGGTGTAGCAGATGCGATCCGTCTGCTCGCAGGCCATGAGGGTACTGCCTGAACCGCCAAAGGTATCCAGCACGATGGCGTTGGGCGCAGAGCTGTTCTTAATGGGGTACGCCAGCAGCGGCAGCGGCTTCATGGTCGGGTGCAGCTTACTCTGGCTTGGACGGTCATATTTCCAGATGGTGGTCTGCTTGCGGTCGGAAAACCATTTGTGCTTACCGTTGGGCAGCCAGCCGTAGAGCACCGGTTCATGCTGCCACTGATAGGGGCTGCGGCCCAGCACCATGGTGTTCTTCACCCAGATGCACACGCCGCTGATATGAAAGCCCGCTTCCTTGAACGCCCTGCGGAAGTTCAGCCCTTCGGTGTCCGCATGGAACACATAAGCGGACGCGCCTTCGGCCAGATGTGGCACGACCGCCCGGAACGCTGCCAAAAGGAACTCATAGAACTGTCCGTCTGACATACTGTCATTCTGGATTTTCTTTCCGTCCGCGCTCTCGTAGGCCACGTTGTACGGCGGGTCGGTCACGACGAGGTTCGCCTTATGACCATTCATAAGCAGCGCGAGGTTCTCCGGCAGCGTGGAATCGCCGCACACCATGCGATGGCGGCCCAGCGTCCAAACGTCGCCCTCCTGCACGAAGGGCTGCAGCTCATCCGCGTCGATGTCGCAGTTATCGTCCTTCACGTCCTTGTCATGGACTTTGGAGAACAGGTCGTCTACCTCCGCAGCGTCAAAGCCGGTCGCGCCAAGGTCATAACCGGAAAGCTGCAAGTCGGACAGCAGATCCGCCAGCGCTTTCGGCTCCCATTCGCCGACCGCCTTGTTGAGCGCGATGTTCAGCGCCTTCTCGTCCTGCGGGTTTTCGATATGCACCACCACGCAGTCGATTTCCTTTACCCCCTCCGCGACCAGCACCTTATACCGCTGGTGGCCGCCCACGATATTGCCGGTGACCTCGTTCCAGATTACGGGGTCGACATAACCGTAGGTGGTCATGCTGCACTTGATCTTTTCGTAGGCCGGATCACCCGGCTTTAAGTCCTTGCGCGGGTTGTATTTCGCCGGTTTCAGCTTTTCGACCGGCACCTTTTGCAGCTTCATATCTGTGTTCATGCGTTCTCCTTTAACAGCATAATTTCCCTGATTGTAAGCAGAATAAAAAGGGAAATTTCCCTTAACAGGTTGACGTTTCCCTTATTCTATGGCATAATTTAAGGGAAACGGTTTGGAGGGTAAGGCAATGAGAGAATTTCATTACGCAGCGATTCGGGAGCAGAAGTGGGATTCCGAGATACTGGGCCTGATTGCCGCTATCTATAAGGAAGCTGGAAAGCAGGAGATGTATCTTAAGCAGCGCCCGGAGGAGTTGGAAAAGCTGGTAGAGATTGCGAAGATTCAGAGTACCGAGGCTTCCAACGCCATCGAAGGCATTGTTACCACAAGCACGCGCATTCGCCAGCTGGTGGAAGAAAAGACCACGCCACGTAACCGCGATGAGCAGGAAATTGCCGGATATCGTGACGCACTGAGCGTCATTCATGAGAACTTCGACGTTATCCCGATCACCCGCAATTACATTCTTCAGCTGCACAAAATCCTTTACAGCCATATGAACAATCCCATGGCCGGTCAGACAAAGAGCGTACAGAACTACATCAGCGCCACTTATCCGGATGGTCATACCGAGACGCTGTTCACGCCCCTTGCGCCCCTCGAAACGCCAGATGCGCTGGATAGCATCTGTAATGAATACAATCGCGCTATAGGAAATCTGGAAGCGGAGCCGCTGATTCTCATCCCGGTTTTCATCCACGACTTTCTGTGTATTCATCCCTTCAACGATGGAAATGGCCGAATGAGCCGTCTGCTCACGACCCTGCTGCTGTACCGCAGTGGCTTCTATGTGGGCAAATATATCTCATTGGAAGCCAAGATTGCGAAAAACAAAGATCTTTACTACGATGCACTTCGGCAGTCGCAGACAGGCTGGCACGATGGCCAGGAAGATGCGATTCCCTTTATCAAGTATCTGCTGGGTACCGTCCTTTCTGCCTATCGCGATTTTGAAGAGCGCTTTTCCCTCGTGGAGAAGAAGCAGTCTGCGCTTGAAATGGTGAATCAGGCAACACTCCATAAAATCGGTCGATTTACCAAGCAGGATATTCGGGAGTTGTGCCCCTCGCTGAGCGTCAGCTCCGTCGAGGGCGCGCTTCGCAAGCTGGTCGCATCCGGCGAACTGGCACGAGAAGGCAGCGGCAAAAGCACCTGCTATTACCGGCTCAAATAG